AGTCCAGATTGACAAAAGAAAATAAAGTAGTAGATGTTCGTTTAACTTATGATAAAGGTTTAGATAGATATTATGGCTTATTAGATTTAGCATTAAAACATAATATATTTAAATCAGTATCAACAAGGGTAGAATTGCCAGATGGTAGTAAAACATTTGGTAAAACAATTAATAATAATCCTGAAAAGTATTTTACACCAGAGATATTAGAAAAGTTAGATGAAGTTTGTGCTAAAGAATTTAAGTATGGAGATGTAGTTGACACCGAAGATACCACCGACCCACAAGACGACAAGTCCTAAACACCAAGAAGATTATGTGTTTGTAGAAAAACCTGGAGAGGACTTTACAGGCATTAAACTGATTAGTGGACCATATGCAAGTATAGTTCTTAAATATGGTAATGTAGGATTTAGACCAGAGTCAGAAAAAACACCAGATGGTGCTTTACCTATGGTGTTTGATTATACAGTTATTGAAAATAAGATAGGTGCAGATACAGATAGTCAAGAATTTATAAATCATATCGGTGATATTTTAGTTGTATTACTTGATGAACAATTGAAGGAGAAAAAGGAACTTAATGGAGAGAATTGAAAGAACAGCACTTCGTAATTTAATTCATAATGAAAAGTATTGTAGAAAGGTTTTGCCTTTTATCAAAGAAGAATATTTTTCAGATAGATTAGAAAAAGTATTATTTACTGAAATCTATAAGTTTGTAAACAAGTATAATAATCTTCCGACAAAAGAATCTTTATCAATTGAAATTAATAGTAATAAGAGTATCAATGAAGATGAATATAAAAAGGTTACTGATATACTATCTACTTTAAATCCAGAACCAGTTAATCTAGATTGGTTAGTTGAGACAACAGAAAAGTTTTGTAAAGACCGTTCTATACATAATGCTATTTTAAATGGTATTCAAATTATAGATGGTAAAGATAAGAACCATACACCAGAATATTTACCTGAATTATTATCAAATGCTTTGGGTGTGTCTTTTGACCAAAAAGTTGGGCATGATTATTTACAAGAATCAAAAGAGAGATATGATTTCTATAAAAAGAAAGAAGAAAGATTAGAATTAGATTTAGAATTTTTTAATAAGATTACAAGAGGTGGTATACCGAGTAAGACTTTAAATATTTGTCTTGCAGGTACTGGTGTAGGTAAAACAATGTTTATGACACACCTTGCTTCGTCTGTATTACTACAAGGTAAAAATGTTTTGTATATTACTATGGAGATGGCTGAAGAAAGAATCGCTGAAAGAATAGACGCTAATTTATTAAATGTTGGCATGAGTGATTTAGAAGAACTACCATATACAATGTATGAGACAAAGATTAACAAACTACAAAGTAAGACAACAGGCACATTAATCATCAAAGAATATCCAACTGCTACTGCTCACACAGGTCACTTTAAAAATTTGATTAGTGAACTTGCATTGAAAAAGTCATTTAAACCAGATATTGTATTTGTTGACTATCTAAATATTTGTGCTTCATCTAGATTTAAGTCTGGTGCAAATGTAAACAGTTATACTTACATCAAGGCAATCGCTGAAGAATTAAGAGGTCTTGCTGTAGAAAATGATATTCCAATATTCTCTGCTACACAAACTACTCGTGGTGGTTTTGTAAGTAGCGATGTGGGGTTAGAAGATACCTCAGAATCTTTTGGTCTTCCTGCAACAGCAGACTTTATGTTTGCTTTGATATCAAGTGAAGAACTAGAAGAAAAAAGCCAGATAATGGTTAAACAACTTAAAAATAGATACAACGACCCAACTGTAAATCGAAAGTTTATACTTGGTGTCGATAGGTCTAAAATGCGTTTCTATGATGTAGAACAAAACGCTCAATCTGATTTAGTTGATAGTGGGCAAGACTCAGTATCGTCTAATGATAAATTTAAAAGGCTGGGGCAATTCTCAGACTTTAAAATATAATAGTAACAAAGGAGAAAACAATGGCTATTAAAATAAATGAAAAGTGGTATGATGAAACTAAATTCAGTAATGAATTGAAACATGCTATCGTACAAATAAGTGTAAATCAAAACGCTGCTGCTAAAGCAAGTGTTGAACAACAAAACTCTAAAATACTATCTCAATGGTATTCAAAGTTTGTTATGGACAATGTACCTGCAGCTGCTGAAACTGAAGCACCTAAAGATACTTCTAAGGCAGAAGAAGTTAAAACAGACGCTGCCGAAGCACCTGCTGAAGAAGCACCTGCATAAACACCAGCAGAGTAGTATGGGTAGAAAGGTCGCAAAAAAACCTAGAGTAAAGAAACATAAGATTTCTTATGAAGTAAAACTCGTTAAGAGGCAAGGTAAGGTCCGTTGGTTATGTATTGAACGACCAACGGGCAGTATCATAACTGAGTCTGAGTTTGAAGATGAGGCACAGGCAGTTTGCGACCATCAAAATAAACATAAACAATGGGAGAACCAAGGAGGAGTAGTTAAATTTTTAACACTAGGAAAAATATAATGGACGATATAAACAAACAAAGCAAAAGATTTTATGAAATCATAGATGTAATTAAAACATTACACGATAAAAAACGACATGATTATGGTGCAAATGAAGATATCTTTGCTAATTTTAGATTGTCAGAATTATCAGGCATACCTGCTTGGCAAGGTTCCGTTGTTCGTATGGGCGATAAGTATGCTCGTATAAGTAACTTCATCAAAAAAGGTGAATTTAAATTTAAAGAAGAAAGTATCAAAGACACTTTAATGGACATGGCAATTTATAGTTTAATTACCATGATACTATTTGAAGAAGAAGAAGAAAAAAATGACCACCAAGATAATTGATCCTGAAAAAGATTTTACTTCACAAGCAAAAAAGTTTGATATTGAGTCAATAGGCAATCCAGAAGATCCTGAGAACTTTCAAATTACAGATACAAAAACTGATAAAGTTTATACAATAAAGGCTGACGCTTTAAAAGGCGGAGACTATCATAAAATCATACAAGCGTCTGATGGCACAATACCCGAAGATGATATAAAAAAATACTATGATATTGTAATGAATATGGATTGGCAAGACGGTTGGTATTCGTCTGAAAAAATGAAGAACGAAGCAAAGACACCTGGTTATAAACATATTCATTTAGGTGGTAGTGATACTAAAGAAGTTGATTATGAAATTGAACAAGATTGGGTACAAGAGATTTGGGATAAAGTAAATCCTGGTGCAAAACTATTAAGACATTATCTTAACGGACATCACGCAGGTCAATCTGGCGGTATTCATATTGATGGATGGACTGGCGACCAATATACAGTCATTGTATATCTAACACCTGACTGGCGACCAGAAGATGGTGGTACGATAGAGTTTTGGACACCTAATCTAGATGATGAAATGAAAGCAATGGCAATCAATACACCTTATGGTCTTAATGGTGACCCTAATATGAACATTGTAAAATCATATTGGCCAAGGGCAGGGCGTGTTGTATTGTTTGACGCTAGAATACCCCATGTTGCAAGAGCAGTAGAGAGTGATAAATTCAGAGTTTCACTAGTGTTTAAATGCAAAGCAATACCTAGATAACGCTTGACAAAACGGTACTGTTAGTATATAAATAGCAGTATGGCATATACTGTATTCCCAGAAAAAACAGCTGACATATTAAAAGTTGTTAAATCAGACGCTGTAAAAGGTGGTGAGATAGTTGAGCTTTTTTCTTTTCTCAAAAGAAAATATAAAACAGTAAAAATACCAATCAATATTGATCCTGGTAAATTAAGTATAGTAAATGTAACAAGAGATTTGCAAGGTACTGCTGATTTAAAAACAATTCAAAAAGAAGCAAAATTAGATAAAGTTAAAATTAAGTTTGGTGCTGGTTCTGCTGGTAACAGAGGTGTTGCGAATAGAGGTAATCTTTTTGAAAATAATTTTGCAAGAGAGATAAACAATTATTGGGGTGGTGATAAAGTAGAAGATCCTGCTATGTTAAAGGCTATAGAAGATTTAGCAAAAACATATAAATTCAAAAAATTAAAAACATTAAATGTAAAAGAAGAAGGTGCTTTAAACACAAAGAGACCTTTAGCATTTAAACCAGGACCTTTCATAACATCACCAACAGGTAGTTTAGATATTGGTCCAGTAGTAACAGATTTAACTATACATAAAAATAAAAATGTAGAGCGTTATGCAAGAAATGAAGTTGTATCTTATTTAAGTTTAAAACTAGGTGGTACTACAACTTTCTTTAATATTGGTATTAAAAAGATATTAACTAAAGATGAAATACAGAGTGGTATGGTTAAGAATCCAGATGGTCTAAAACTATT